GGAAGCAAAGATACCTGCGGACATGATCGCTCAACTGGTTCAGCTGATGTTGGAATAGGATAATCGTGTGACTGCCAGTTACTTGACCGCACTACAGCTTGATGCCAGCCCAGGACTGTTACAGAATACAGGACTGGCCGTCAACGTGGCCTTGACCACAAACTTAACAACCTATAATAGCCTTGCGTTAATCTCGCCTTACCTGGCAACCCTGGCAGGAGCCAATGCGGCCAATCTGACTGCTAACACAGTCTCAACCTTGACGACTATAGCCGCAAACACTTGTCCTGCGTTAGCTGATAATCTTCCTTTGGGATATCCAGCATTGTCGGTGGGACTGTCAATGTTCACTGGTCTGATTGCGTCTACTGCTTACGCTGACATGGGCAGTGGTGACTTAACCAAGTTTGTACAAGCCTTGAACCAGGCACAAAGTTACGCAGACCAAGCTAGTATTTTTATCAATACCGCAGTCAATAGTCAAACATATCTAGCCGATACTTTTACCAGCATGAACAGCATGATCACTGGCGGTATCACTGAAGTAAATTTGGCCACGCAACCATTTGGTACAGACTTGGCCAACCTAGGACAATTGATTGACTTGGCCAATCTGGGAGACTTTGGAAGTCCATTGGGCTTGATAAGACAGATATACGGCGTGACAGGTTCTATACCTAGTGTAAGCGTACAATTTGCTTCAGTTGGTATTCCAGTTCAGGTAATTTTGAATTTAACAGACCCTACTATCAGTGTGGTTGATAGCATACAACGATTGATGTATACGGCCATGACCAATATCACTGGCAACGATTTAAAACAGATACTGTCAGTCATGAAAGTGACCACAGAGGGAATCACCAGCATGGCAGATTTGTTAAATCCGGTCAAACTATTCCCCAACAGTTTCCTGAGTTTAACTGTGCCAACCAAACACGGTTCTCGAGGCATATACATTAATTCTACAGGTAGTGTCAATCAAAATCTTTTAACCGAGTTGCCCGAATATGTTATGAGTAGCCTATCATGATCACTTACGATAGACTCAGTCAAATTGTTCCAGCTGGTCAGGCCTTGGCCTGTAAAGCACTCAGTGTAAGTCTACAACAGATTGCAGGTATCTCAACCATGCGTTTGCCAAATCTTGCCAACGCAGTAATCCCACAACAGACCACACGAGACTTACCATTGATATCAGCTCTGTCTGATACGGTACCACCTGCAGCAGTTCCACCTAGTGTGGCAGCCTATTTTTCCTCCACAGTTGCAGTTGGCAGTGGACCCAGTAACAGTATTGTGGTCTGTGACATAATAGGAACTGCTGGCGGATTTGTCAGTGCTGGTGCTATGGCTAACACCATAAGCAATTTGGCCAATGTAAATGTGGTGTCGTTGGCGTCAACCTATTCGACCATGGCTAACGTAGTCGATGGGCAATATGGTGATCCCACAACCGGGCCTGTTATAATTGATACTGGTCCATATGCCGGTAATACCTATCTTGATGCTGAAGAGGCCTTTGCTAATTTGTTAATTCCTGGGGCACAAAGTCAAATTGGCACAGTGGTATCATCCTATCCATCGCAAACTGCCAATCTAAATACCAACTGGAACAACATGGCTGCACAATTGACTCGAGAAATAAGTCTCCAGGCACAAGCCGGAATCAATTATGCAAATCTAGTTCCCAACAGCACTTCATCTATGTACAGTTTCATATTCACTTTGCCTTCAACTGGGCGCGATACTCAAGCAGGTGGTATTTGCCAATTGGTTGAATCAGTCGCGGTAATTGGTCCACCAGAAAATATTATTGGATCAGTAGCCACAGTAGGAGCAAATCCACAAGTTACATTAAATACAGCGTTTCCATCAGCGGTTGCCGGTGATGAAGTAATTGCAAAAGATACTGACTATTTGTGGGTGTACGATGGTGCAACTTGGTCAATTGTTGATTATTTAACAACTTTTACCGGTCAGGCAGTTATTGCTTGTCTACGTGAAGGTCGTAATCAAGTGGCCCTACAGTCAGTTGGTATCACAACCAATGCTGATATTCCAGCAGAACCCAATCCTCCCGCACCAACTGCCAACCTAATTCCAAGCACTTATACAGCCCAACAAGCTGCTAACTTAATTGTTGTTTAAAAACAACATCTAAAAACGGTTGACCCAAAATGCCCTTTTTGCTATAATAGTAGTATAGTAAATAAAAAGGAGTTAAAAATGACAAGAAAACACTTTATTGCAATGGCCCAAGAAATTAGCCAAATGCCTAATATGGCTCATCGATTGGCCTCTGCTATTGCATTCTGCAAGATAGCACAGGCTACTAATCCCAGGTTTGATCAAGCTAAATTCCTGAATGCTTGTAAAGTATAAAAAGGTTGACCAAAAAAGCCAGATCGGTTATAATAGTAGTATAGTTAATAACAAGGAGCGGAAATGAAATTAGATCAAGCCGTAGCGATAGTTAAGGAATTCCAACAAGCCTGGAATGCACCAGAAAACATCATTGCCGGTAATGAAGTAATTTCTTGGCAAGAAGCCTATGACATCATGTATGACTGTCGTTACGATTTGGAAGAAATTGGTCAAGTCAAAGCAATAGATACCATATATCGTTCCAGTAAAAAAGCTTCTAGGAAATTCATTGAAGAATTGGTTTAAAAACAGGCATGGGGCCGTGCGGTCCTCGGAGAGCCTTGATACTCCGGAATCCGAAGCAAGTTAATTTTTGCTGGTGGTTGCAACTTTAAAAACTAAAACCAGCACTTATACACAACCAGGAGTGACAATGGACAATGAACAGTTTAAAAGATACAACCTAGTTCGACAAACAATCAGTCGTGACCAGATTGTGGATTTTGTAAATGAATTACATCGGGTACAACATGACATGATTGAAATGTTGGTTGCCAGCAAAGAGCGTCAAGGCTTTCCAGAAGCTGTGACATTGATCAAACACATACAAGGATTAAGATAATGGGATTAGACATGTATGCTTACACCGCAGGTCGTAACGGACAATACAGTGACTGGTGGCGGGATGCCGAACTGGATGAACACAAAAAGCAGTTTGTCAATCCCAAAATAACCAAGCCCGTGGAAATAGCCTACTGGCGCAAGCATCCAAACCTACATGGATGGATGGAACAAGTATGGCGTGAACGACAGTGTCAGACGCAACCAGTGGATGCTATCAAAGCAGTAGATCCAGAATCGGATACGTTTAACAACGTGGAACTTGAACTCACACGAGAAGACATCGACCGACTGGAACAGTGCATACTTGAAAATCGGTTGCCGGTTACCCGTGGATTCTTCTTTGGAGATGACAGTGGCGTGTACTATCGCGAACAAGATTTACGATTTGTTAGTGAAGCCCGTGCGAACCTGTTTCTAGGTCTGCGTGTATTTTACAACTCTAGCTGGTAGTAAATATGACAATGACAACAGATTTTACGTCAGAACAATTTAACGAGATCAAAGTGGCCGCAGACTGGATAAGAGACTTGGAAAGTAGCGATAGCCGATTACACAAGGAATCAGTGATTGAAAAGGCCCTGATGGCTGCCAAGTTAGGGTCAGCTAATGCCCAATGCTTCTTGTTCAACTGCTATCAAGCATATAACCCCTACTATGTGTTCGGTGTCAAGAAAGTTCCTGAGACTACTGGATTAGAAAATTGTCCTAACCCGTGGCCCAAGTTCTGGGCCATGTTGGAAGGCCTACGCACTAGAAGTCTTACTGGCCACAATGCCAAAACAGCCATTGAGGTCATGAGCGAACAGTTTGACTCAATAGAATGGAACAACCTGTGCCGTAGGGTCATCATCAAAGACCTACGCTGTGGCATCAGTGAAAAGACCTTGAACAAAGTTCTAGGCAACACCGAATGGCGGATTCCAGTGTTCACTTGCCAGTTGGCCACAGACAGCGAAAAGCACGTGGCCAAGATGACTGGAATCAAGCGACTTGAACAGAAGCTGGATGGCGTGCGTGTGTTAGCAGTCTTAACCAAGACCACAGTAAATCTATACAGCCGTAATGGCAAACCGTTTGATAACTTTCCACAGATTGTGAAATCACTTGAAGATATCAAGCACAAGTTTGCCAAACTTTTACAAGGTTGCCCAACAGGGCTTGTGTTGGATGGTGAAATCATTGGAGAAAGTTTCCAAGCTCTAATGAAACAGGCACAACGCAAGACCGATGTTCGAACAGATGGCATGACCTATAGTGTGTTTGATATCATACCATTGACGGACTTTGAGCGCGGTTACTGGAATGCTCAACAACACAAACGCCTGCACCTGCTGGAAGAACATCGTGCAGTATTTGAAATGACCACATGCATTCGTATCATGGATGGTATTAATGTTGATTTGGATCTGTCTGAAGGGCATGACCAACTGAGGC